CCACCGCGTAGTGGCTAGAACCCACATTGGACTTCTTTAAGGAGAAAACAAAATGGGACGTCCTCTCAAAATTCAAAAATATTCTACCAATTCAGGTATAGGTTATCCAGGCGCAGCAGTAGGTATTGATGTTGGCTTTCCAGATTTTGGATCGTTGACAGATCCAGTCTATAATACCAATCCGGAAACTCTAAGTGCCGCAGATTATCTTGGTGTGGTTGGTGGGCTGCGAACCACAGCTACTTCGGCCACAAATCCAGTAGTGAAATGTATTGTGAACATCACCAACAGTTACACAGGCGTAGATGATGGAGTAATCCTGCGTCAGAAAGGTGCTCACAAGTTTTTAGTAGCTACGAACACGGCAATTGATCCAGCTAACGCAGTTGTAGGGGTCAGTGTTCGCATTGCCAGTCTAGGCAACACAAACTGGGTAGCAATGGGTGCACCAGTGGGCGCAGCAGTAGGCACGATTTTTCAAGTCACGGTAGCTTCAGGAGCTGGTACCTCAGGCACCTGCCAAGAAGTTGGTGTCTGCGTGTTGGACAACGATGCAACTCCGGCTGCTGGTTTGATGGCCATTGGATTCAGCGTGGGTGACTCTTCAATTACCTATATTAGCAAACTTACTAACAAATGGTTGCTGGATTGGACTGGAGGCAACGATTACGCCTTTACCAGTATTACTGGTGATACTCGTTACGTTACAAACTTCTTCACTGACGAAGGTACAGTTATTAAATCTGGTACTGCTAATACCACCGTGATTCCTGGCCAAGTCGAGAAGTGGACTAGCTAATATTTTTGGTATCAAGCCAATCCTCCCTGGGCTACATACAGGGAGGATTTTTTTATGACAATAGCTTTTTGTTTAGGGAATGGTGTAAGTAGAGCCGAAGTTGATCTAAACACATTATCTACACGTGGTAAAATCTACGGATGCAATGGCCTGTATAGAAATTTTACCCCAGATGTACTTGTAGCCACTGATCGTCCTATTGCTACAGAAATTCAAGAATCAGGATATAGTGGACGCAATGTATTTTACACACGCCGTCCAATAGAACGATTAGGAGCAAAAACCGTTCCTAAACAGTATTATGGATTTAGTTCCGGTCCGTTAGCCATTGGAATTGCATCAATTGACAATATGCAAAAAATTTATCTATTAGGGTTCGATTTAGGACCTAATTTACAGGGTAAATTTAATAATATTTTTGCTGATACACAACATTATAAACGTAGTTCAGATCACCCTACCTACACAGGAAACTGGATAAAACAAATTTCAACGGTGATTAAAGACTTTCCCAACATACAATATGTGCGAGTCGTTGGCGAAACGTCGGCTAAAATTGACGATTTTACACGTTTTTCTAACCTACAAGAGATGCCAATTATGCATTTTCTAGAACGAATAAATAATGTAAAGGATCTCTAGATGGGAACAGTCAAACGGATTAGTGGTGATTATGATTTAACCACCCTAAGTGCTAACGCTAATATTAACTTTTTAACTACTACATTTTCTGTTACAGGTAACACTACCTTAAACGGAACAGTATCCACCACTGGAAATGTAAGTACCGCTAATTTACTGGTTACTGGCAGTGCAAATGTAACATCTAATCTTAGAGTTAGCGGACAAATGTCTGCTTCTGGTAACGTTATTGGTGCAGTGTTTATTGGTGATGGATCTGGCTTAACTGGTGTAGCAGCTGGTAATGCTTTAGGTAACATTATCAGCTATGGTGTTTCTCAAGTTGCGGTTCCTCTTCTAAGTGGTGACGTATATGTTAATGTAGCTGGAGTAAGCAACGTCGCAGTTTTTACCAGCAGCGGTATGACTGCAATAGGGAACGTAACTGGCAATACAATTACCGGCAATTATTGGTATTGGGGCAATGGCACACCATTTACTGGTGGTGGCACTGTCAAATACGATGCTTTTCCAGTTGCGCCATCTGGTCCTGATACCGGTGATTTCTGGTTCAACACAACAAATGGTGTATTGTATCAATATAATGATGACGGTGATAGTCAACAATGGGTTGATCAATCTGGCATAGCCTATCCCGGTGCTACTACGACACCTACTGCAAATGTTGCAGTGTTGCGAGATTCATCTGCTGATGCTTTTGCAAACACATGGAGAGGTACAGCCGTTTCAGTTACTGGTAACGTTACAACCAGTGGTTACTTTTTAGGTAATGGAGCTCTATTAACAGGAGTGGTTACCAGCGTTAATAAAATTGTTAATGGCACATCTGAAGTTGATATTCCCAGTCCAAATGGTCGTATTAATTTTAGAGTAGCATCAACCGACATCATGAGTTTAACCACAGCTGGTATTGAAAACCTTCTTGGCAATGCCACTGGTAATATTGGTAACAGTTCAGCATATTGGAATAGAGTTTTTGCCACTTCAACATCAGCTTTATATGCCGACTTGGCAGAAAATTATCTAGCTGACAATTACTATGACCCCGGCACTGTGGTTATTTTTGGTGGCGAAAATGAAATTACTATAAGCACAAATACACATGATACCGCGGTTGCAGGAGTAGTAAGCGAAAATCCAAGTTATCTTATGAATGCAGGGATTGATGGAGTACCAGTTGCTCTAACAGGTAAAGTTAAATGTAAAGTACAAGGTCCAGTTAATAAAGGAACTTTGCTAACAACTAGCAATATACCAGGTGTTGCTGAAAGAATAAATGATAGTCTATATCGTCCTGGTTGTGTGATTGGAAAGAGTTTAGAGGTTATTAATGACAGTTCCATCCATGTAATTGACATTGCAGTAGGGAGGTTTTAATGGCATTCTTTCCAGTTAGTCCAAGTGATGGACAACAAGCTACAGTTGGCAATATTTTATATCAATGGAGCGCAGCCACTGGTGCATGGAATCGCGTAGGTACTACTGTAATTCCGTTAGTTGATGGCGCCACGGTTACTATTAGTGGAAACTTATTAGTAAGTGGTTCGGGTGTATCAACGTTTTCAAGTAGAATAAGTGCTGCTGGCAATGTTACTGGTGGTAATCTAATTACTAACGGTATACTTACAGCCTCAGGAGGTGTTACAACATCGGGTAACATTACTGGATTAGTGCTTGCAGCCACTGATAGAGTCACAGCCTATAGCTCAATAACCGGTGGTAGTCTAGTTTCCAACTCAACAATTAGCGCATCAGGAACAATCACCAGTCAAAATAATCTTGTAGCACTGAACACTGTACAAGGTGGTAGTTTATATTCTCTTGGTAATGCAACTATATCAGCAGATATTTTTGGCGGTGGAGGAATGTCACTTCCTGGTTTAGCTGATGTAGGTAATATTAGATCAGGTAATATCATTGCATCCGACTATATTACTACTACATCATATATTTCAGCAAGCGGTAATATAACGTCAGCCGCTAATGTAACTGGCGCAAATATAATTTCATTAGGTAATATTACAGCTACTGGTAATATTGGTGGTTCATTTATTTTAGGCAACGGCTTTTATCTAACTGGTGTGCAAACGGGTGGAGGAGGTGGCGGCGGTGGCAACCGTGCCAACGTGTCAGTTAACAGTGGATCAATAGCAAATGCAGCCACAGCAAATACCACAGTGACTATTGCTAAAGGTTATGCATTATATAAAATTAGCACTAACGTAGGAAGTTGGGTAAGGGTGTATACAAGTGGCGCAGCAAGGACAGCAGATAGCTCTCGTAATCAATTCACCGATCCACAACCAGGAGCGGGTGTCATTGCTGAAGTCATTACATCCGGTAGTAATGTTGTGGTATTGAGTCCAGGCGCGATTGGATTTAATGATGAGAACCCTGTTAGTAATGTTATTCCGCTAGCAATTACTAATTTAAGCGGATCAACAAATGATGTAACAGTCACCTTCACTTATGTTGGAATTGAATCATAATGTTAGATCCAAAATCAGATGGTCAAGAAGAATTACTAAAATTACTTGGTAAGAATCCTTCGCCTGAAGCAATTAAAGAATGGGCTGACTACAAATTTGGCACATTAAATGTGCCGCCAATTTTTGACTTATTTGATCCTATTGATCATGTTGTAACACTTTATAGTTACGAAGATCAAGATAACTTTTACGATGAAATGGAAAGTAAAGGATCAAGAGGCTATGTGCCTACACGGGCAGTATCCTGCACCTCAAGGGATCCAACTTGCAGAAGCACAACCTATTCAATATCGCCAGTAGAAGCAGCAAGACTTGAACAAGATCCTAGAGTGTTAGCCGTAGAAATAGCACCGCATCTTCTTGGACATAAGATTAAACCTTTTGATATTCAGTATAGCGCCAATTGGGATAAAAGTGGATCAGTCAGTGCTAATATGAAAAATTGGCATTTATATAGAGGATACTTGCGACAGCAGATTCCAGGATGGGGTAGTAACGGCACAGCAAATCAAGCTGGTACAATTGTTACTACCAGCGCAGGCAAAAATGTTGATGTAGTTATTTTTGATGGCAATTTGTTACCTAATCATCCAGAGTATGCTGTAAATCCTGATGGCACCGGCGGCACTCGTGTAGTGCAATTTAATTGGTGGAGCTTAAATCCACAAGTTACAGGTAACCCTGCCGGGACTTACAACTACTCAGCTGGTACAGCTGGCAATAACGGACATGGTATTCATGTTGCTGGTATAGCAGCTGGCAATACCTGCGGCTGGGCACGGCTGGCAAATATATATCAAATTAGTCCTTATGGCGAACAAACCAATGGTACTATAACTCCAAATTTAACACAACTTGTAAATTACATTCGTGAATGGCATAGAACAAAGCCAATTAACCCAGCAACTGGAAGAAAAAATCCAACTGTGGTTAATATGAGTTTTGGCAGTTTTGGAAACTTTTTTCCGAAGTATAATGGTATCCTTTATAGCAATCAATTTGCATATAGAGGCACAGTATATAATCATCCTGCTTCGCCTCCAGCAGGTCAAACTTCACTACAGGCAACATATAATGGTAACTGGACTGTACAGGATTGGCTTACTGGTGGAGTTCAAATCTATAAAGATTATGTAGATTTATACGGTGTAGTTTTATATTTTTATACAAATCAAGATGCTGCTGCTGAACAGGCTATCATTGATGGCAGTGATGAAGGTATTATATGGCAAGCAGCGGCAGGTAACCAATTTGACGAAGCTGGTTATTTGAGCAATCATCCCAATTACAACAACTATTTAAATTTTGCATATGCTACTATTGGATCTTTAGTTCTTTATCAACAAAAATTCCACAATCGCCTGCCTACACCTGCTGCGGCATTTAGTGGTACTCCGGGATCGCCTAATTATAAAACTATTAATGTCATTGGCAACATAGGCACGCTAACTGACGAAAGACTTGATGATACTTCAAGTTCTGGAAACAAAATCACTGTGTTAGCCCCAGGAACTCAGATAATGAGTGCATACAATGCCGCTGGCGTTGCAGATCCAAGGAATCCTGCATATTATCTAAACAAGTTAACCGGAACTAGTATGGCAAGTCCGCAGGTTACAGGATTGCTAGCTTGTGTTGCAGAACAGTACCCAAACATGTCTCAAAGCCAGGCTATCACATATATTCAGAATTTTGCTCAAGCTAATGCTGTTTTTGATCCAAATCAACCTTTACCTGGTACAACAGTAACCTATGGTAACCTGCGTGAAGCACCTAATCTTTACGCTACTTACTATCAAGATCGTCCTCCCGAGGGCAATACTTGGCCTCAAAAACGCTTTTGGATCCGTCCTAGCAGCGGCTGCGTTTATCCTAGACAAACTATTCAGTACCGCCCTGTGTCCTAAGATTTCCCGCTAAATATACGGGGAATTGGAAAAATAATGTCACAAATTATTATTGACGTAGGTGCAGCGCCAGATGACGGCACAGGCGATCCGTTACGTGATGCCTTTATTGCTATCAACAATAATTTCACACAAATTTTTAGCGCAGGTCCGGTTGATAGCAATGTAAGAATAGCAAATAGTACAATAACTACCACTGTAATCAATGGTAATTTGGTTCTAGCTCCAAGTGGCATTGGAGTTATTCAGACAAATAGTCATTTTCTTCCTAGAATAGATGGCGTATATGACTTAGGATCTCCAACTCAAAGGTTTAACACGCTGTATCTTGGCACTGGTGGGTTTGACAGTGTAGGTAATATCTCAGCAAACTACTACCTTGGTAATGGATCTTTTCTTACTGGTGTAGTTGCAGCAGCTCCTACTCAAATTGAAAATGGCACTTCTAACATCGTCATTCCAGCAATCAATGCTAACATTAATTTTACTGTAACCCAAACCAATGTTGTTGTATTCAGCAATATTAATTCAGTTTTTAATGTACCAATTATTGCACAAAACATCATTGCTGCAAATGTAACAGCGTCAAACATATTAGGTAACTTTGTATCGCCTGGTTCTAACACACAAATACTTTTTAACAATAATGGTTATGTAGCAGGCTCAGCTAATTTAGTATATTACACTGGCAACTCAACAGTCCAAGCAGGCAATATTAAAACTCCAGGAGATATGAGAGTAGGTAATGACCTTGTTGTTATTGGGCATGCTACTGTTTTTAACACTGCTGAGTTTTTTAAAAATGTTATTATTGATGAAGATTTAGAAGTAACTGGTAACATCAGTGCTAATAGTATTAGTTTGCAGTATGATGTGTCTGCTAATACTGTAACACTGTTTAATGGGTTAACTGCTAATGCCAATATTACCACCGCTGCCGCCTTAAACAGTTTAACTTTAAGTGTAACTGGTAATGCAGTTTTAGGCAATATTTCTACCCCCGGACAAATTAGTGCCACTGGTAACTTAACAGCAGGCAACGCCAACATTGGAACATTAATAACCACACAAGGTTTAAGCGTTACAGGTAATACTGTCGCTAATATTGTTTCAACTACTGGTAATGTAACTGCTGCTAATTTAATTGTTCCTGGTTTTGCATCAATTACTGGTGCAATAACTGGATCAAATACTTTACAGATTACTGGTAATATTTCAACTAGTAATGCATTAAATGTCAGCGGTATCGCTAGCGTAGTTGGCAATGTCATTGGTGGAAATTTAAATACCGCCGGTCTGGTAAGCGCAACTGGTAATGTAAACGCAGGCAATTTTTTTACCGCTGCAAATATCACTGGCAACAACTTAACTACAGTTACAAATGCTTCAATAGGTGCCAATCTTTCCGTAACAAATAGTGCCAACATTTCTGCTAATGTGTTTGTTGGTAACACAGCCAACATTGGAACCTTAATCATACGTGGTAATACCACACACAGCGGCAATGTTATAGTAACTGGAAATGTTGACGCAGGTAATTTACGTACAACCGGATTAGTAACAGCCGCAGGCAACATCACAGGCGCTAATATAAACACCAGCGGATTAATCACAGCCACTGGTAATATAACTGGTGCGAACATTAACACATCCGGATTAGTCAGTGTTGGCGGCAATGTTATCACACCAACCTTAGTTGGTAACGTTTATCAAAGTGCCAATCTAGGTTTAACTGCTGGTATAAAACAATGGGTATTTGACAATAATGGTGTATTATCTGCACCAGGTAATATTACTACTCCTGGTAATATTTTTGCCTATAATATTACTGCAAACGCAAATGTATCTGGATTAAATGTAAACGCCACTGCTAATGTAGTTGGTGGCAATATAATCACTGTTGGGTTAGCCAAGTCTGGTACTCTTTCAGTTACAGGCAATGCTGTAATTGATGGCGACCTCACAGTCAATGGCAATACCACTTTTATAAATGTCATTGATCTCAATGTTGAAGATCCCATAATTGGCATTGGCCGCAATGCAAACAACACACCACTCACAACCAATGATGGGAAAGATCGCGGTGAGCAACTTTGGTATTATAGTGGCAGTGAAAAATCAGCGTTTATTGGATATGACAACAGTGCTGGCAATTTGTTGGCTGCATCAAATGTTACAATTACTAATGAAATAGTCACAGTCAATGACTATGGTAACATTGTGGTTGGCAATGTATATGCACCCACAGTTTATGGTAATATTGTAACAACCAACATTGACAGTGCTGATAGTTCGCTGATCACAGTAGTGCCTGATGTAAACTTCCAAGCCAGCGTTGACATTGATCAAGATTTATTTGTTGACAACTTAATCCGTACTCAGGCCTTGAGTGCCACTGGTGTAGTCACTGCTGAAAAATTTGTTGGCCAAGTGCCGGCTAGTTCAAACAATATCTATGTTGCAAAAAATGGCAATGACGCGAATGACGGCACATTGAACAGTCCATTGGCCACAATTAAGGCGGCTATGGCAAAAGCCAAGCCCGGGCAGGCAGTGCAGGTCGCGCCTGGAACTTATCTAGAAGACAATCCAATCACAATACCCGCCAGCGTGTCACTCATGGGTGATAATCTGCGTAACGTGCAGATTGTACCAAAAAATCCCAACAGCGATTTCTTCTATGTAAAAAATGCCAGCTATGTTTGGGGTATTACCATTAGAGATTATTTGGCCAACGGCTTTGCCTATGATCCTAGTACGCCAAGCCAGAATGTTTTTGTAAGCCCTTATATTCAGAATCTAACCAGTTTTACCACAACTGGCACAGCAGTAAAAATTGACGGCAACTTATCCAGCGCAGCTAGTACCAAGGCCATGATTGTGGGTTTCTTTACCATAATCAATCGCGGAGGCAAAGGCATACATCTTATCAACGGTGCTTACAGCCAGTTGGTAAACATCTACACTATTGCTTGTGATATTGGTATTTTGGCTGAATCTGGTAGTTTCTGTACCTTGAATGGCAGCGATTGTAGCATTGGCAACTACGGGCTCAAGGCCAACGGAGTTGGCGTGTTGCAGACCACTGGTTCCACTGTGGGTTACAGCACGCAGGGTATCTTTAGATTATCTGGATTGAGCAATGGCAGACCTCACGTTAACACAGTGATGACTATTCCGGGTGATCCAACTTACTACACCATAGACGATATCATTCCCATCAACAACAATACCTGTGATGTGATTGTACAGCAGACCTATACCAGTAATTTGGCGCCCAGTACTACTGTTAGCTTCTATGTCCGCAGTGCAATTATTGCCAGCGCACACACATTTGAATACGTGGGTGCAGGTACTAATCCGGCCACGGCATTGCCACAATACGGTGGGATACCAATTGAAGCCAACGAAGTAATTCAAGAAAATGGCGGTGTAGTAACATTTACTAGTACAGACCAAAAAGGTAATTTTAAGGTTGGAGCAGGTTTTATTATTAACCAAGCGCAAGGTACAATTGAAGGCGACTACTTTTATAAGGCTCTGTTTGCACAGATGACGCCGTATATTTTGGCATTACAGCAATAATTTAAGCCTATAAGTAATAAGATAGACGAGGAAATAATATGGCAGGTGCATTAAACGTTTTCAAAACTATAACTGCTAACGTAACTACTATACCTACAGCGGTGTACAGTACACCTTTAGGCTATTCAACTGTGGTTTTAATGTGTCAATTAACTAATATAACCGCTAGTAGCACTATTGATGTTTCGGCATTTGTTGCTAGGACTGGTAATACAGGAGGCAATGTAACTCTAGTACAGGCTGCAAGTGTACCAGCCAATGATGCATATAGTCCTTTAACGGGACGTTTAATTATGACACCAGGTGACAGCTTTGAAGTAAGTGCAAATGCAAATAGTAGTATTCAACTAACTCTTAGTTTGTTAGAAACGTTAACAGGATAAAATGGCGAACCCACCAAAATTACTCAGTGGTCGTGTTCCGGTAGTACCATTAGATCAGCTATCAAATACACGATATCAATTTTTAGGCTTAGGCGAAGCAGAGCCTAATCTTGGTAACGGTGTTGCCAATAGCATCCTTACTATTCAAAGTGATGGTACAAGAGTCTGGGCTAATACCTTAACTATCACTACTGCAAATTTTTCTGGTAACGTAATTGGTACTACCTTTTACGGTAACTTTGTTGGAAATATTACCGCCAACGCTAATGCCAACGCTTTTATATCTGCACCCGGCGCCAACACTGAGGTTTTGTTTAATAATCAAGGCAACATTGGTGCCAATGCAAATCTTACATTTGATGTCAGCCAAGCTTTGCTCACAACTGGCAATCTATCAGTTTTAGGTCAAGTATCAGCACAGTTTGGATCATTTGCCAACGTCAGTGTAAGCTCTAATATTTCAGGCGGTAATCTTGCTGTTACTGGTCTAATCACTGCCACTGGCAACATAACTGGCGGTAATATTGATGCAGCCAACTTAATCTACAGTGCTGGTAATGTATCTGCTGCTGGTAATATTCTAGGTGGCAATATCTTGGCCACCAACATGGTCAGTGCCAATGGTAATATTACTGGAAACTATATTACTGCATTAGCAAATGTTGCTGTACTAGGTAACAAAATTACTAGCGGAACAACGGTTGGAATTGAATTTGAACCCGGCAATATAAGTTTGTTTTCATCAAATTTAATTCTTGACGGTGGATTCATTTATAGTATAAACAGCGATCCAGAAATCAAGTTAAGTTATAACGGTGAAATTGGTTCGGTTGGTATATTCAACAACTTGTATCTTGGTGCCAATGGTACTGGTAATCTCACAGTGCCTGGCACATCCAACCTTTGGGGACAGGTATATTCAAACAGTACTATAACTGCTGCTGGTAATTTAACAGCCAACAGTGTCACAGCAAACTTACAGATAGTTGCTACTGGCAACATCACCGGCGGCAACATTATCACCAGCGGCTTTGTTACTGCTACTGGCAACATTCAATCCAGTGCTAACTTAGTGGCGCCGCGTGTGGTTACATCTAACATAGCCACAAACAATAATAGTTTAACTATCAGCACTGATGCTGATTTTAATATCAATATTCATCCCAGTGGCAATGGCACAGTTGACTTAAACGATCATAGAA